CGAGGGCGCAGAGCACAGGACCGCTTCGTGAAGGGCAACCTCAGGTTGGCGGTGGCGTACGTGAGCAAGCACTGCCACCGCCTGGCCAAGACCCATAGCGTCGATGATCTGATCCAGTCCGCTAACGAGGGCCTGATCAGAGCAGTCGAGCGGTTCGATCCCACTAGGGGATACAGGTTCAGCACCTACGCCTACTGGTGGATCCGGCAGGCGGTGGGGCATTGGGCCGACCACAACGGTCGGTCTGTTGCCATCCCAGGCAGCCACAGCCAGCACCTTGGGAAGCTAGGCCCGATCCGCCGCAGGTTGGCGATGGAGCTGGGCCGTGAGCCCACGCGCGAGGAGATCGCTGCAGAGCTTGGGGTGTCTGAGCGGGTGTTTGATCAGCTGCTGGTGAACTCCATTCCCGTGGCCAGCCTCGATCAGGTCATCAGTGATGACGGCCTGGAGCTGGGCGACGTGGTGGCCTGTTGGGACACCGAGCCTGAAGAGCATGAGGCACAGGATGAACGCCACCAGCAAGCGGAGCAGTTGCGGGAGCTGATGGCCACCCTGCCCAGCCGTGATCAGATGCTGCTGGCGATGGCGTGGGGGCTTGATGGCCCAGCGATGGAGCGCTCAGAGATCGCTGACCACCTGGGGATGAAACTGCGGGTGGTCGATGGCCGGTTGCGGTACCTCCAGGCCCAGCTGCAGGCGATGCAGGCCTGCAGGGATGTGCTGCCATCGAAGCGGGCAACCCCGGTTAGGCCGGTGGTGTTTGAGCCGATTGGGGTGACGGAGCAGCTGAGCCTGTTTGCCGCTTGAGTAGAGTAACACGCCTGTTTGGGCGTGCTGAGCAGAGGCCTAGCGGGTATTGATGGGGTCAGGCTATGCCATCCCTCCCCAGCAGCTCTGCCGCCCACTGGTGGTGCTCCGCCCGTGGCGGGCCCAGGGGTGCAGCATCCTTGAGCGTCACTTGCACCTCCAGCTCACGCACGCGGCCCAGCAAGCGATTGATGAGCTCCTGCTGCAGGAACCACGCCTGGATCAACTCATCAGCCTTCACCGCAAGCTGATCACGGCTCATCCGTGCTGCTGCACGCCTGGCACGTTCCTGTGTCAGCTGGGTCTGCAGGCTGAGGGTGGGAATCAGCCAGTCATCCATGTCGGCAACCGCATTGCCTCAGTCTGAGGAGCCCTATGTGAGGGTCGGCATAGACGATCGGGGCTCAGCCTGTTGGGAGGTGGTGAGCCGTGATCAGATCATCCAGCTGGCGTGTGGTCATCGAGCGGTGGAGCTATGCCGTGACCTGCGCCGGCAGATGGGGTTGCCGACGCCTTAGTAATCCCACCTCACCCGTGGTCGCCCCTGGCGGATGCCCAGATGCACGAATCCCTTAGGTGCTCCGTAGCCCAGGCTGTACGGCCACTGCTTATCACACCAGTCCTGCACCGCCTGGATGCTCGCGCCTTGGATGTAGAAATCAACGGCACCCACACTAGGCGCGTTGTACAGGTGCTCTGAGCTGCTGGCACCACCCACGCTGCGGTTGATGGCCGGCGGCCTGTATCCACTGGTGATCACCACGGGCTTACCGCCGAACTGCGTGCGGCACCGCTCCATGAACGCCGCCAGCTCCGCTGCAGTGTCGAGCTGATGCTGGTGGTCGAAACGCCGCTCCTCCTGGAACAGCGCAAACTCACCGAGCTGAATGTGAGGCGTGAGCCTTGCGGTGAAGGGACTGGCAGGGGTCAGCTTGGCCGGCTGTGGTGCCAGTGCCTGCCCACCACAGAACAGCGCCACCTCAGCATCACGGCGCCGCTCCAGGCCGGCGAGTACCTTGCCGCCGTCACCCTTGTTCCACCGGGGCAGCTCCTCGCGCACCACTGTGGCGGGGTCTTCACCAGCCAGGAGCCGTTTGCGCAGGGTGGACTCCTCCACCGCACCTAGGCCCACGTTGTAGGCGAAGCTGATCAGTGCTGCCTGTTGCTCCGGCCGCCAGCGCTTGGCCAACGGCAGCAGGGTGAACAGGCCAGGCGCGAACAGGTTCTCCACCTCGTTCAGCAGCAGCTCATCGGCGAACTGCTGGGTGATGGTGTCGCCCTGGCGGACGGGTCGATCAATCAGTCGAGTGGTGCCCCATCCCACGGTCCATGGCACGCCGCCAGTGCCGGGGTCTGGGTATGCCACTAGGCGGCAGCCCTCGAACTCTTTGATCAACCGCAGTGCAGGGGCCAGCCACAGCGGTGCAGGCAGACGCTCTGGTGCTGCAGCAGGGCTCCCCTCGGCACGCCAGAGCTCGGTGAACTGGCCTTTGAGCTCAGGGCTGAGCTTCTCATCCAGCAGGCTGAACGCTGCCAGTTGCTGCGGCGACAGCTTCCCCTGGCGAACGGCGTGCTCAACAGCAGCGCGGACGTATGCGTAGGTCATCGGCGGAACAGGTCCAGAACGCTGGGCTTTGGCGGCTCAGGCGGCTGCTTGCGACGCAGCTCATACGGGAACGCCCGCAGCGCAACAGCAAACAGCAGCTGCAGCACTGAGTTACTCTTCAACTTGTCGTTGATGCCGCAATATTCAGACAGGAAGAAAAGCCCGAAGCCCACCAGCACCTCAACGTGATCAGGAGTGATTGTCATTTCCTTAGCTCCAGTCTGATGATCCGAACCTCTTGGCTCTCGTTTTGATCTTCAAGCTTCACAATCCGACCCTTGTACTCTTCCTGGTTCTTGATAACATGATCCAGCTTGCTAGGCACCGTGTAGGCGATATACCCAATGCCGCCAATAGCACCTGCAGCTGACAGTGTTATCAGGCCTGCGATGGCCTCCTGTTTGACTTCACGCCAGTTGAACGATGGCGGCTGTTGATGGGGGTCGGCCATCGCATCAGGGTGTCTGGACTCAGCCTATTCAGGCCAACCCGAACAATTCTTTCAGCTCAGCTACCGTCAATCCCGCTGCTTCCAGCTTCTGCTCAGTGGTGAGCACCGGCGCCGGCTCGGGTTGTGGACGCGCCTGGATCTCCGCAATCTCCTCAGCGGTCAGCTCAATGGTCTGCTGCTCACCGGTTTGGACGTTGACTTCAATGCGGTGCATGATCAACCCTCGTAGAGAATGTTGACGGCACCAGCATCAAAAGTGTCAGTGCCATTCACAGTGGTAATTCTGATCCGATCCAAAGCACCCGATAGAGCTACAGAGCCACCGCCTACGCATGTAGAGATGTTTGCGACATAGCCGGAATGGGACGAAACCCATGTATTCCCGGTTTGCAGGCACAGGGTCATGGTGCCGATAGCCGTGTTAGCAGCAGCACCGAGATAGAACGGCAACCCACTTGCACTATTCACGTTTGTGATACCAGTGCTGTTGAATCCATTTGTATTTGCCGTATATCCAGAGGAAGTGATAGATCCACTCCCAAGCTGAATCAAAAGACTAGAAGCGCCGCTGAGGCTGACTTCACGAAGCATTACCGTAATGCGCTTAACCCAACTTGGAATCCCGGTGAAGTCGATTGCGGTGCCGCTGGTGGATGCAACTGAGGTGCCAGCAGTAATTGCCGCGCCTCGCTTGAGGAAGCTTGTCCAACCAAGTACGCCACTGGCGTTAGTGGTAATCGCTTGCTCATCCGTACCATCAGCAGCCGGCAGCGTCCATACCAGATTGCTAGCGACAGCGGCAGGGGCCTGTAGGCCAACGTAATTGCTGCTGTCTGCATCCCAGAACCTGACATCATCCTGCCCTGCCAGGTTGACGCCATTGGCGTCGAACCAAGCCGTGGGAGCGCCCGCAACTGCTACACCAAGTTCATTGGCAGCCCTGCCGTACAGGCCGGTGCCTGGATAACCCGCCACCGCCAGACCCGGCGCAGCAGCTGTACCAGCCGCCTGCAACAGCGCACCAGTCATGGTGCCACCAGCACGGCTGAGCAAGCCAAGACCAACGTCAGCCAAAGAGCCGATCGTTACCCAGCCATTGTTGGCCGCGTTACGGATCTTGAGCAGGCCAGTGGTTGTATCTGCCCACAGCATGTAGGCATAGGTAACGCTCGGCTCGTTCGGACCGCTGGATAGAGTGCCCAGCGCCTGCAGCTGATTGTTCACATCAGCGCGAAACGCGGCACCCGACTGATTAGCAACAACGAGATCAGCTTGGGCCATCGTCAGATCTCCCGGCCGTAGCCGATCGCAGTGTAAGCAAACTGGCGACTCACAGCGGTGCCTGCGCTATTCCTGAAGGTCAACTGGAATCCGGTGCGCGTTACAGCTGCGATGGTGAAGTAGTCGCCAGTAGCCATGTCGTACCCTGTCACCCCAACACTTGGGGCCTGGTAAAACGAGTCTATGAATGCGACCGTATAAGTCCCCGCACCACTCGCCAGCGTGCCTGATTGTTCTGTGCGCTGTTGCAACTCCAGCTGGCAGCCCAGCTCGTCGATGATGATGTTCTGCGCTGGGTCGCTGCTGGTCGCCACAGCCTTGAACTGGAACCCTCTGCCGCGAGTGATGGCATTACTGAACTCACGCCATCCGCTCCATACTGGCGTGGCGCTGGGGTCATCCTCAGTGGTGCGGACGTACAGCAGTGCATTCACACCATCCAGATTGCCCTCATCAATCTCCGGCCAGTCGTCAATATCACCCAGCTTGTCATCCCACAAGTTCCCTGGCAGGTATGGCCTGGTGACGAAATAACGAGTTAAGTTCAGGTCAAACACCCCGCCAAGGTCCAAGGTGCTGCCGAACTCATACTCTCCAGATGGGAGCACACCGCCATTGCCGTCGATGGTGCCCAGTGCATCCCAGTCGCCATCAATGGCCATATCATCCACGTTGGTCCCCGTGCTGATGATCAGTCCATCTAGCTCAGAGCTATAGAACATGTCGATGGGGTTGCCAGAGAATGGCGGTGATTCCTGGTCTTCTCTATAGTTCTGCACCAACAGGCGCGGCTGCGGTGTTGGCAGATCCACCACCACCGCAGTGGCCGCCGATGAACGGTTGCCGCTGTCATCCTCAAACTTCAGCAGGTACGTGCCATCAAGCAACGGCACCTGTTTCTGGGTCTGGCCACCAGCTGCAGCTGCAACAATCTCCTGGCTTTCCTCCCACGTTGCGCCGACCATGGCGACGCTATGGCGGATCAAGACCTTGCCACCTAGCACCACGTCAAGCTCTGTGCTGCGCTCCCAGCTGAGGATGGCGCTGGCACCATCAATCGGAATCAGTGACACACCAGTCACACTTGCCGGCGGTGTCGTCTTGCCAAAAGCCTGAACGGTCAGCCTGGCTGGCTCTACTGACTGCCGCAGGCCAGCACTCAAGCTGTAGATCTGGACTTCATACGTCCCTGCTGTGGTGTCGAAGATTTCGTAGTCGGGCCGTGCCTGCGTGTTGCTAGTCCAGTTGCCGTTCTGCGGTCGCCAGCGGATCCGGTACTGATTGACACCAACGACCGGCTGCCAGCTGACAATCAACTTTGCCAGCGCACGGCCGTTTGACTCATAGAGCGTCTCAGCCGCCTGCAGGTTGGTGGGTGCTGCAGGAATGACGTTCAGGTCAGTGATGTCCCTTTGTTGCAGCGCTGCACCACGCTCGATGTAGGCGTATTTGGATGCGTTATACGCCAATGCGCTAATGGCATATTTGGCGCCGTCTTGCTCGCTAACGCTGAGCACCCGCCAGGTAGAGGTCTGCAGTGTGCTGGTCTGGTGTATCCAGATGCTGTTGGGGTTTGGTGCTGCACTAAACGGCGTGGCCAGATTCACAACGTTGCCGCTGATGCTGGCCACAGCACGGCTTTGCACCGTGCCATCAGGCAGGACTACTGAAAGCGTGGCGCCGGCTGCAGTCAGGCCAGTGGCATCATCCAGGGTGATAGCGCTGGCGGCCGCCGCGCTGATCCGCCCACCACGCCGTGAGCCGGCCCGCACCGGGTCACTGATCTCGATGATCTGGCCAGGGCGCACCAGCACACCCGCGTCAATCGAGGCGGTGAAACTGACAACTTCAGACTCATAGTTTTCTGAGTAAAGAAGCCACTCACCGAGCCGGTGCGCCTGCCCGCGCGAGTTGCAGGCAAATGCGCTGATCTGTGTGGTGACGACGCCAGATTTGGCGATGGCTTCTTGATCCTCCACCACCTCGTACGCGATGTCCCTAGCGTTGATGTCCATGTAGGACACCACCGCCACCGTGGGCCTGGTCTTGCGGCTACTGCCTTGGTAGCTGAAGCCTTCCTCTGAGACGTTCGCCAGCGTGAAAGGGTACGCAGGATCGGCTGGTCGGTCCTGGCTGATCGTCAGCGCACCAGTCGCCCAGTACGGCATGGCCCGGAACACCGAGCACATGTCATTGATGAGCTTGTACGCTTCCTCGGCGGTCTGAATGTTGACGTTGCAGGAGAAGCGGGGCTCATAGCCACCGAAGCCATCAGGCACCAGTTCGCTGCTGTAGACCGAAGCGGCATAGAACGCCCAGCGGTCCAGCTGCGATGCCTGGATGTGATCGCCGAATCCATAGCGGGTGCTGGTGAGTAGATCCCACAAGACCCACGCAGGATCTGAACACCACTGCGCCGCGCCAAACGTCCCATTCCAGATGCCCGAGTAAATCAGCCGCCCATTGCTCTGATCAACCGTTGCATTAGACGGGATCCGCACCTTGATGCCACGGATCAAATAAGAGCGGCTAGGTATCGCGTTGAACTGCTCAGCATTAACCCGCAGCGCTACCAGTGCGCTGTTTGGATACCTCAGCTTGGCGTAGGTGATCTCCGTGTAGCTCGCCCAGCTGAAGGCGTTAACAATCTTGCTGCTTGTACTCTCCTCAGACGTGCGGATCAAGCGCACGTCTACTGGAAACGCGCCGCCAATACCAATCAGATAGTCGCGCTGAAACTGATCGCCACTGCGCCCCGCTACTATTTCAGCTACAGCGGGGATGAAGCCGCCGCCGTTGTACTGTATATAAATCTCAAAATAGAAGTTGCTTCCAATAATGTCGCCTTGATTCGTAAACTCCTGCAGTTGCGGGACGCTGATCGTAACCCTAACCGCATTGACGGTAGTGTCGGTTATAGTGCGGGTGATTGGCACCCGGAACTGTGCCTGCAGGCTTACGGGCACCTCATTTTCAATATCAGCCGTAAGCGGGATATACGGCTGGTTCTGAGTGCCGTAGCGATAATCAACTAGAACATTCTGAAAGTTGAAAGACCCATCCAGATTTTGCAGCGGTGTATTGTTAATAAAGATCGACCGATAGCCATCTTTCAGCCCTTGGATTTCGCCTTCACTCAGCAGGTCAAGGACCGTGGCGTACTGAGCAGAGCCAAGGCTGTCGCCGGCCTCTGTTGGTGTTGGCTGTTGCTGGCTGCCACCCCCGCCACCTTTGCTGACAGTGGGGCCACCAGCACCAGCAATCCGGCCCAGGCCCAATCCAGCGTTGTGAACCCTGATCCCGCCAGCGATGAACGTGTGATGACCTTCAACCGTCAGGTTGTAGACGGTGCCGAAGCAGAGCGGGTGACGCTCAACGATCGGCCGCAGGTGGCCGTTCTCGTCCACCAGGCAGTCGTCACTGCCGAGCGTGTCAATCTCAACGAAGGCGTTGAACTGGTTGAGCACCCAATGGTTCGGAGTGGCATCCAGCACGGCGCCGCCCCAGAGCCGGTAGCGGACCACCCGCTCGTTCTCGTGGACGTGGACCTTGAGCACCTTGGCTGGGTGTATGCCGCCCTGGTCGTCAAAGCTCAGGACCTGATCGCCGGACTGCAGTTCGTCAATCCTGCAATCACCGTCTGGAGTGCGCACCAGGGTGTGGCCAAGGAAGCAACCACCACCGCCACCAGCACCGATGATCCTGCTCATCCCGCCAGCTCCACCGTGTCGATTCCGGCCGAGATCACGACAGAGCCGACAAGGCACTCGCCGTAGACGATTGGCACCGGCGTACCCTGCCGGCCGGTCTGCTGAACGCCTGAGAAGCTGTAGGACTTGCGTGGGTCTTGGTCGCTATTAGCTGCTACGCCTTGCGGCACTGTTGGAACAGGTGTGAGCAGCTGGGCGACGCCGCCGAGCACCAGAGATACCCCGATGCCTGCGATGATTGGACTGATAGCCAGAGGTGCAGCCAAGCCCAGGAGTCCGATAGTTGCACCCGCCGTAACAATTGAAAGTGCAACCAGTGCCACCCCAGCGATGATGCGCCCCACCGCACCAGCGCCGGCCAGTACGGGGACGATCTTGATCTGCTGCTGCCCGGCAGGATCCTGCAGCTCCTCCAGGCTCAAGTCATAGCCGCCGACACTAACCCGATAGTGCTGATCAGCCATGTGCTTCTCCAGCTGGGGGAAGTTGGCGACCAGAAACCGCACCGCCTCGGCTGCACTGGCTACTTCAGCGCGAAATACACGCCGACCGAGGAACTTTGCCAGCCGTCCATATACCCGGATTTCGCGCAGCATGATCCAGCTCTGCCCTGCTACAGGCTATGGAAATCAGGATGGCGAAGTCTCCGGCCTGTGCATTTCTGGAGCCAGCCGCCGTACAGGTCGCGGCTGCTCAGCCGGCCACGGATGTGATGTAGCACCAACCCATCGCCGATATACACGCCGACGTGGTTCAGGCCAGGGCCGCTAATGGCCATCAACAGTGCATCGCCTACCTGTAGTTCGTCTTCCTCTGCCAGCTCGCGGAACCCGGCAGCCTTCCAGCAGCCGTCAAACATCGGTGCCGCCTCGAACAGCTCCGGCGTCAGGGGGCGTTCCCAGTCCGGCAACTGCAGGCCGTGCTCCGCGTACCAGTCACGCGCCAGTGTCCAGCAGTCAGTGATGCCCCACGCCCAGATGCGCCCGATCAGCGGCGCCTGGTAGCCCGATGGCTCACACCCGCCCCACTGCTCGGTCTTGGGGTTGACGATGTGCCAGGGCAGGCCTGAGTGCTCACACGCCACCAGATCAGGCCCGCTGGGCTCTGGTGGTGTCACAGGGTGACTGTGGAACACCGCGACAATCTCTCCGGCATCCTCTGCAGCGGCGTAGTCGTCTGGGTTGAGGATGAACTGATCAGCACCGGTGCAAAGGTTCTGACAGGGCCAGTACCGCGCTCGGCCTTTCACCACCACCACCAGGCCGCACGCCTCGCGTGGGTCTTCAGCCTTGGCGTGGTCGAGTGCAGCGGTGCGCCAGTCGGTCATGGTCAGACGGTGTAGGTTCCGATGCCAGGGAATGATCCGTAGGGCAGTTCTGCATTAGCGCCAAAATGCCCCTTGCACGCATCTAGCGTCTTGTCACAGGTAGCAAGCCCGCCCGTATATCCGCACTCAGCCGACTTGTAGACCCACTGGCAGATATTGGCGATGCACTGACGTTTCGGCGCACGGATTCCAGCGAGGTCAAATGCTGCCGCCAGCTCAAACTCCACCACGTCACGGGTTTCGACCACCTTCCGGTCGATGTAGAACACCTCACGCGGAAACTCAGCTGTCGGGTCTGGCGTTCCTAGGGGGTTGGTGCCGCCGGGGAAGTTGGCGCCGTCGATGTAGCGTGCCAGCGTCCTGATCCTGGTGAACTTCGCACCCTCCAACCCATCCGGCAGGCTGAGCAGCAGCGCCGTGATGGTGCCCATGATGTTGCTCACCCTCACCTTGGGCCGTGGCAGCTGTCCATTGCCGCTGTACTCAAACCCCTCGGCTTCGATCGGAAACCGCAGGTAGTTCTGACCAGCCCACACCAGCTCACCGTTGCTGTTCAGGCTGGTGCCGGCGTGGAAGTAGTACGTCTCACTGACGCCATGCTGGGCAGCGTTCAGCTCCAGCTGGAACAGCTCGATGATCGCGCTGGGTGCAGCGGACTGGAGATCGGAAACGGGGACGGCCATCAGGGCTCAAACACGCGGCGGAACGTGGCTTCGATGTTGTTATTGTTGAACCCGCGATAATCTATGGACCACTCCGCACACACATACTTACCAGTCACGCCACTGCGTGGATCAGTCCACTGAAACGCGGTAACGCCACGGGCGCCGCGCAGAAAGTTCCGGATCAACCCCCGCTCTGTATTGCTGCGATTGCGGAACTGCAGCCGCCAGGTTTCCTCCTGTGGTCGCAGTCCGAACGTAACCCGCTGGCCATAGCCCTCACCAAAGGCCATCGCCTTTGCCTGGCCGTCGTAGCTCAGGTCTGCTGTAAAATCCGGCGCGAATGTAAACGCAGTGGTGGGTGCTACCGGCGTTGCGATATTGGGCCCACCAGCAACATACTGCAGCTCAAACGACGTGCGGATTGTGCTGAGGTTGCAGCTATCTAATGTCGTGCTCCACTTGGGGCAGACGAATGATCCTGTTTCACCAAATGGCGTTGTCCACTGAAATGGCACAGCGCCTCGCCGCGCCTCAAGATACGCGAAGATATTGTCTCGCTCTGTTGCACTACGTGCGCTGAACGCTATATCCCACTTGTCCACCATCGGGTTAATCCCGAAGTCGGTGCGCTGCTCATAATTCGGCACCGCAAACCGGTTCACCCGTGGCGTACTGCTCTCGGTGCAGGGAAAATCCGGGGTGAATGTAAACGTCATCGTGGGGCCAGCAACCCGCCAGAACGCTTGTGGTAAACGAGACGGCTATCCACCACAGCCGCAAGGTCACGTCCAAGTGCATTGGCAACACCAGCATCACCACTGGCCTTTGTGCCGCTTGCATCTACGTTCACGTTCACGGTAATAGGTGCGCTACCGGCACCAGCAGGGGCGCCACGTGTATGGTCTATGACCGTTTCATTGGGATGCAAGATTGCAGGGAAGCCACCCCGGCCATCGATTCCACCAGTCCTTGTGCCGTAGCCAGTAAAACCACCACCTTCAAATGCGATAGGTGCCATGGAGAAGCCTTGCGCAAATCCTCCACCGCTAGGCAGCGCGTATCCACCACTTGCGGCTGCACCAGTAGCAGGTCCCGCAAACCCTCCACCAATGGCATTCAACACTTGCTGAAACACAATCATCGCCAGCTGCTTGGCAATGATTTCTGCAGCCATCTGAATGAAGGAGTTGGCGATGTTTTGGAACATTGTGGCCAGGATTTCCTGCGTTGACTGCGAGCCAGTGGCAATGCTTGCAAATGCCTGGCCGAATGCCTGGCCAATAGCATCAGCGCCAGATTTGGCCATATTGATGGGATTTTGCAAAGCATCCAATTCACTCTTGTATTGGCTCAGCTGGTCTGATTCGCCACCGAGGATCAAGTCCATTCCAAATCCTGCAGCAGCATTGCCTGTTAGGGCACGCTTACCAAGGTCTTGTGTCTTGCTAAAATCAAGACCACTGATCTGCTCAAATGCAGCTAGTTGATCGCGCAGCAGTTGCAAGTCAAGCTGTCTAAGCTCAACCCGCTTTTGTTCGTCATTGAGCATGGTAAGGTTTGTTTTTTGCTCAGCATCAATCAATTCGTTGATTTGCAGCTGGCGATCTTGGTGGTCATAGCCAATCTGTAGACGTTGGCGATCAATGTCTGATGCAGCATCCAGCAAGACGATCTGGCGTGAGAACTGTTTAGCAAGCTGCTCGCCTTGCTTGATTGACTGCTGCCTGTCTTCAAACATTTGATCCATGGCCTGGGCTTGCTCAAAGGCGCCAAATCCCACGTTGGCCATGGAGCCGCCAAAGAACGTGCTTAGCGCTTTCTGGCGATGGGGGCCCATGCGAGCCACGCCACTTCTAGGGCTAGTACCAAACGAATCACGGGCATTGCGGTTTGCCTTGGGATTGCCAGCTAGAACGGTTGTATAGAGATCTTCCAGGCTTGCGCCTTGAGTGCTCATGCCAACGCCCTTAAAGCGATCTTGGAAATACCGAACGACAGGCCCCATCACCTGTTCTTCAAACGACTGGTTAGGTCGTGCTCCGTAGGCTTTGCGCTCAGTGGGTCCAAACTGAATCAGGCCCATGTAATTGCCGCCAGCGCCGCCCCACTTGGATGGGTTGAAGCTTCCTCCAGTCTCAAAGCTGATAATCGTTGCCAGATCCAGCGGTGAGACGCCGAGTTTGCTTGCAGCAGCAACCAAGGCACGACCACGGCTGGACAGCTGGAACTCCTTGCCACCACCAGACCCCGACCCTCCACCAGAGCCAGCAGGCTTAGCAGTGGGGCGTGGTGTAGGACTTGGCATCGGCAACGTCTGCCCCGGCTTGGATTGTGCATCCATGCGCCCAAGACGGCTCTGCATCAGCTCCAGCATGACCTGAGTCACTGGCTGCCGGCGGAGCTTTGCCAGTTCCTCAGCCTCCTTCTTGATACCTGTCAAACCAACACCACCAGCACCACTTGTCCCTAGGAACAGCTGTTCAGCGCCGCTGATGCCACCAAGGCCAGCCATTGGAAGACGGCCAGCACGGATCGACTGAGCAGCGGCAAATGCTTGTGGCTTGGTCGCAGCATTGATCAAATCATTAATCGTGCCAAGCGTGCCACCAGCTAAGCCACCAATGAACTTGATGGGGCCCTCTAGGTTCTCAATGAGTGTTGCGAGTTCTTTTAAGGCACGGCCGATCTCTGGAATAGCATTTTTGGTGAGCGCAATGCTGACACGTTCGGTAGCGATTTGAAAATCCTTGATGGCTTGCGTCGGACCGCCCATTGCATTAGCCAGTCCAGCCGCGCCCTCAACTTCAATGCGCTTCAATGCTCGCAGCACGATGTCACTGGTGATCTTGCCTTCTTTGGCATATTCACGAATCTGGCCAACACCGATGCCCATTTCTTTGGCAATGGCCTGCACTACTGCAGGGGTCTGCTCAAAGACGGAGTTCAGTTCTTCACCACGCAGAACGCCACTACCCAATGCCTGGCTCAGCTGCATCCATGCGGCAGATGCTTCAACAGCTGTCGTGCCACCCAGCTTGGCCGCTGTATTGAATCCGTTGTATGCAGTCTCAATTTCCTGGAGCGAGATTCCAACCGGCCGCAGACGGGCATAGATCTGAGCAAAGGAGCGGTTAGCTTCGCTTTGACTGATACCGAACTTCTCAGCTGCACGTGCTGCAGCGGCCTGTGCAGCCTCTACCTCGCCAAACGCACCTGCTAGCGAACGAAGGCGCCGTTCAGATTCAACAGACGTGATGCCAGCCTGCATCCCATAGCCAACCACTCCAGCCGTGCCGGCGACTGCAGCGCCAGCAGCGAGACCCCTTGCGCCACCGGAGAACGCCAACCCACCAGCCAACGCACCTACAGCACCCTGCAGGCCACCGCCGGTGGCAATGGTGCCCAATGCACTACCAAGCGCCTCGCGGCCGATGCCTTGGCGCTGCTGTTTTTGCTGGGTGGCGGTCAGCTGCTGCAGTCGCTTGTCGAGCTGCTCGACTTGTGCAGTCGCCTTCGCATACGCCGGTGCTGCTGGGTTCACCGCATTACGCAGCGCTTCCCATGCACCGCGTTGCCGCTGCAGGCTGCTGATGCTGCCATTGCTGGAAGCCGTCACCTTGTCGATCGTGACGAACAGCTCTGCCAGCTGCCCCCGTGCCCTGGTGGCGGACTGAGCAGCGCCACTACCAGCCGCGCCAACACCCATCACAGCGCCTACCGCAGCGCTGGTGCCAGCGGTCTCGTAGTTCCCGAGCCGCCTGGCGCCACCACCTATCCCCTGCGCGTTGACGCTGCCCTGGAAGCTGGTCTGCCCTGCAGCCGGCAGCGCCAGAACGCTGGTGCCAGGGAATGCAGCAGCTGCAGCACGCCGCAGACTCTCAGCAGCCTCAGCGGCTGCACTCTGCCGGCGGCGTTCAGCAGCTTGGCGTTGCACCTGCGCAACACGCTCAGCCAAGCTCAGCTCCTGCCGTGCTGTATTCACCTTCTGTCTGCCGGCCTGAAGCTGCTGCTCCAACGCCTGCGCTACGGCGTTCTGCCGTTGACGGGCAGTCTCGATCAGCCCGTTCTGTTCGGCCTGGATCTTGGCAATTTCACGCTCTGCAGCAACAACAGCACTGGCCGCACGCCTTGCCTCAACCGAGTCAGCGGGCACCTCACCAAGACGCGCCAGGTTCCGGTCGCGCAGCTGCTTCTGGGCCTCCAGCCGCGCATTTGGGATACGGTCATAGATCCGCGCGAGGTCTTGCAACAGCTTCTGCGCGTCATCCGAAATCCCACGGAATGACCGCTCCAGGTCAGCCTGCGCTTCGTCAGCCTGCTTGCTGAGCACTTGATACACGCCAGCGATCGCCAGCGATGCCACGCCGGCCGCTGCGGATGCCTCAGGGCCAATGGTGCTGATCGCAGTACCGATCGCTTCAAACGGTGCCGACAGTGCCGCGAGCTTTGCCTGTGCAGCACTGAGCGATGCAGACCACTGCCCAATGCCAGACGCCATGGCATTCACAGGATCTGCAAGCAACCCGCCCAGCGGTTTCAGCAGGCCCGGCAGCGCTGCAGCCTTGGCAGCGATGGCATCAAGGTTGCCAGCCACCGCCGACGCACCACCAGCCAGACCGCCGAGGCCTGATGCCACACCAGCACCAGCTGCGCCAGTGACACCAGCTGCAGCAAGGCCCTCGCCGGTGAGAATCACACGGCCCGACATCGACCGCGACAGATCACGCCGCAGCTGCACGATGTTCTGAATCGCGCCGCCAACACCCTTGGCAACATTGCCAGGAGTGATCTGCAGACCCTTGCTCAGGTCCAGATTGGCGGCCTTCTGCCGCAGTGCATCAATCTCACGGCCTAGCTTCTGATACCCCTCACCAGCTGTAGCCAGCACACCCTTCAGCTTGGCCACCTGGCCGTGCTGCTCGTTGGCGGCATCTGCTGATGCCTTGGCCAGCATCTTCCAGCCGCGAATGCCAGGCTCGGTGAACTTCTCCAGACCCTTGCTGGTGTTCTTCAGTCGTTCAATGTCTGCTGTGAGCTGCTGGTACAGCTGGCCGCCTGCTTCAGCCTGAGACTTCAGCCGCTTAAGAGCTTCAGTCTGCTGCTGCAGTGATCGCTCTGTGGTCTTGCTGGATTCCGCCAGCTGCAGCATTTGTGCACGCACTTGGGCGAGCTGCTGGTCTGTTGGCGCCAGCTCCCGCTGGAACTCCCTGATGCCGTTTGCTGCACGCCCGCTCGACTGCACCACGCCATCGAGCACACCAGCGCTTTGACCACGCAGCTGCTGGAATGCACCACCCAAGGCACCAAACTCGCCGCGCACTTTGCGGGCTTCGGCGCCGCTAGCACGGGTCTTGGCCTGTAGCTCCTGCAGTGCTGCACCTTGGATCTTGACGCCACTGGCCGCCTTGACAGCTTCCTGCCCCAGCCGTGTGGACTCTCCTGACAGCTGCTGAACAGCACCGCTGGCCGCCTCGGAGCCCTGGCCAATGCCCAGAAGCCGATCAGCCAGCGTCTTGAACTGATCCAGGCCTTTCACCTGGGCGCTGAGCCGGATCGCAGTATCCAGATTCAGCGCCATGCCTCAGGCCATCCCTACTGCAGGTTAGGCATCAACGAATTGCTGATAGATACTCGCGTTCCATCAACCGCAAATCATCTAGCATCCACAACCGATCCTTTCGCCGGATGCCTTCTTCCTTTGCCCACAATAGGAACAGGCCATAGTCCAAGCCGGTCGGGCCGTTCATGCTCATTCGCCACTGCGTCTGCATTCGCATGAACCATCCAACAACAGGTGCGTTCTCCACCACGATTGCAAACTCTGTCGGTCGCTCTGGTGGCGGCTCCTCCTCAATCGGGATGCCGAAGACCGCCGCAGCATCTTCAGCATCCTTTCCATCATCAGGTTCCTGTCCCTTGGCAGCGTCAGCAATGAACCGCGCCGCGTCGATCAGTTTTTTGCCCGGAACCCTCCAGCTTTCGCTGCGCCTTTCTCGCTTGGTTGACCCAGGCTTTCAATCCACGCATCAAAGATTGCTGCGGGAGCACCTTGCACCTGATACATACGCCGCTTGGTGGCTTCGGTGAATGGCACTGCCTCACCAGCAGCATCAGTTACCTTCGCCCAACCGCAAAGCACTGCATCGCACAGATCGCGGGTTTCATCGCCCGCATCACTGATGCCAAGCCCTTCGGATTCGCTGTACGAATCCATGGCGGCGACGATCCGCTTAATCTGGATCGAATGCCGCTGCCGAAGATCCTCCACTTCATCCTGGGGCAGTCGCTTGAACTCTGCATCGAAGACAAAAGCCTTCTTCTTGCCATTCTCCGGCAGCTCGATGCTTACCGGCCAGAAGTACGAATCAGACTGATCAAGTACAAACATGAGATCAGAAGAAGATCAGGCGGGTTTCGTCGTTGCCGCTGGTCGGCAATGCAGTGAATGGGATGTTCAGCATGTCGATCCCATCAGAGTCTGAGAAGGACAGATCACCACTGATTGCAGCCTTCGGCGCAAACAGGATCGAACTCTGAGTCTCAACGGTGCCCTGCTGCACCACAAACGGTCCATCACTGGCGCCACTGTTATCAGCAGCAGCGGTGAAGAAATCTTTTGTCGCAACTGCAGGGTTCTCAATGGTCAGAGTGCCATTGGGGTTTGGGCGATCAGTGATCAGCGCCTCTGTATCGCAGTTAACGAGCGATCGGAACGTCGTGCTCAGGCCCCAGTCGAACGTGAAGCCTTCCGAGCAGGGGCCATATCCCTGGAACCGGAGGCCACGGGTGTGACGCGGTGTCACAGGCACAGGATCCGCCTGGCCGCCATAGGTGAAGGACTCCGCAGATTTTGCCGTTGGCGCCACGTAACGACCAACACCCGTAACGGTGAATGTGCCGTACTGGTTCAGCGGTGCATTCAGTGCAGGGCTGCCACGGAACCCCTCGATGCGATGGACGTTGGAGTCCTTCACCGCCACCAGGGTGCAGCTGGAGTTGGCGCCAAAGCTGCTGATCGGCTGGTACATCGACAGCGCCGGGATTTTGTAGCCGCTGCTAGCAGCAGGCACAAATGTCGCGGTGGTCGGCACCACAGTGGCAACCTTCGTGGTGCCGTTGTACGCAGTGATCACACCGGCATGACCCACACCGGTGCCGCTGGTAATGATGATCGGGAAGCCGACATAGGCGCCAGTCACAGCACTGGCAGCAGCTGCCAGGGTGATCGTGTTGGCAGCACCAGCAGCAGCGCTGCCGGTCAGCTCGGCGGCACTGGTCAGGTTGAAGCCTGATGCCAGCAGCAGTGGCGAGAACCTCGGAGCTGTAGCTGCAACACCGCTCCCGCCCCACTCAAAGGTGATCGTGACGGCAACATGCTCGTTGGAGAGCTGAGCACGATCGGCGCCAAGGTATCCCTTGATCAGATTGCGCTGCACACGCTCGCCAGTGATCGGGTTCACCTCCATTGAGATGATCCGCATGGCATCAGAAGCAGCAAGGCTGCCAGCGCTGCCATAGGTGGCCTCAGCCTTGGCCAGCAGGAACGAGTTACGAATCAGAAGGCTCATTTGTCTGCGGCCTTATCGGTGGGCTCTGCAACAGCTGCCTGGCTTGCCTTGGCTGGCTTCACAGGTTGTGGAACCTGATCAGCAGGCACCACTTCGCCAGAAGGGAGCATCACGTACTCCCCGCTGTAGCCATGGTGTTGATAGTGCTCAGCCATGAGCCCGGCATGTGTTACTGCATCAGCCTATGGACTCAGTTCAGACGCTCAGATCTTCAACACTGGTCCGATACCTCACCTGATACGTGCAGACCATCCACACCGCTGGCTGATCGGCGGCTTCGAGCTGTGGGTCAACGCTGATGGGCACAATATCCATTGCCAGGCCACCAATGCTGCGATCGGCCATGAGCTTGGCGTGAGCGCTAACGCGGACTGGATCGGCCAGCTGATCAGGTACCGCACCCCTGGCATAGATCGCCACCAGTACGTCCATGCTCCAGTCGAGCTTGCAGTTACTGATGACGGTTGCGGTCTCACGGCCACCTTCCACCACGATCGCAGGCGCTTCGTTACGGGCGAATGCATCAACCCTGGAGCGGTAGATCCTGCTACCAACGCCAGTGGTACCGGCCAGGCTGGTGGTGATGGCAGCCAGGATCTGTTCGCGTTTGCTGCTCACTCAACTATTGCCGGGTGTTGTCAGTCTGTGGAGCGCCGAAGACGGGGACACTAGGAGCCCAGCGCTGCGACAAACTCTGCCGGCAGATCAAAATGCTCAGCCAGGGTGGCGACATGCCCGGCCAGCTCAGGAGTGATCAGATCCTGCTCGGTGCCAGTGGCCCAGGCGGCTAGGAATGTCTGCGGGTCGCCCTGGGCGGCCTGGCCCATGCCGACGCCAATCATCAGGTGCAGCACCGGGGCGGCTTGCGCTAGGGAGCCGATGAACTGGTTGACCTGGGGGTCAGCGCCGAGGGCAGTGCCGAACTGCACCCAGCGGGGCTGCGGAGGCGGAGGTGGCAATGGCGTGATGACGTACTCACCGTTGGTCCAGTCGAGCTGCTCGGTAGCGGGGTCGTAGGGCGGCTCGGTGTAGGGGCCGGTGAAGCCAGCGGCGGCGATCTCCTCAGCGGTGAAGGTGCTGGGATCGGTGCGGGTGAAGCCGGTCGGCAGGGTGATGCGGAACGGCAGCGGGGCGGGGCGCTGGTTGTGGAGGGAGTAGAGCATCACAGCAGGAAGCTATTCGGCGGGGTGAAGTTGGCGGTGTAGCGGGCAACCCCTTTGGTAATGCGGACATCATTCATGTATCCTTGCAAATCGTGAGAGATATTTGTATAATCGGCAAATCTTCCCACGTACAAAGGAGACGTACCGGAATACATACTGGTAAAAGAACCATTGGCGCCTTGCTGCACACCATCCTTGAAAAGTCGAATTGTTGAGCCCGATTTAGAAGCAGCAATATGCATCCATGTATTCAACGGAAGCGTTGCCGCTCTTGATATTGTTTGATCGCCGCTGCCCGCTCCATTCGTAGACCAATACATGATTATGTTTGTTGGTCCAGCCGCTAGAGCCCACTCTCTTGTAGTTGCGCCGCCTTTGTGGACTAAATAATTAAAACTTCTGTTTGCTGTTAGAAACACCCACGCCTCAATAGTCCAGTCGCCTGTTGAGAGTGTAAAGCCAAGGTCATGTGGAGCGCTCCATCCATTTGTCTCTCCTGGGTTAAAAAACGCGGATGATCCGTAATACTTGGATTGTGCCACGCTAATTTGTGGCGCACCGTAGGCAGTAAGAACCTTTGTGGATTGACTGTAATCTGTTAATACTGCGCTGCCGCTGCTTCCATGGCAAGGCAACAACAGGGACACGCTGCTAAAGTTCGCGTCTTCCCGAACCGCGAACGAAGGCCATAGCCCTGCTCGCTTTGCCTTGAGCTGCTCCGGCGGTGTCCACACACCAGGCACTGACGCAGCTGCGCTGGTATCTCTTACCTTCCCAATCAACCCCCCGTTGAATCCCAGCATCACGCAATCTCCTCGTAACCAATCACCAGCTCCAGATCGCTAGCCGCACTGGCTAAAGCCCTAATGCTGTCGCCTTCTTCCAAATAAAAGTACGTCTCTTTGGTGCTGAGCACCTGGGTGGCGTCAGCCGGCACAATAATGGTCTTGGCCAAGTACCGATCAGTCGTGCCGTCGTAGATGCTGACACTAATATCAGCCGCATTCGTGCCATCCACATTGGCACAGAAAATCGAGTTCACCTTCAACACCTTGCCGCTAGCGGCGCTGTTGCTCAGCGCTGCGGCCAGGGTTGTGGTCACTGCGTAGCGGGCCGTCTTGCCGGTGATCGTGGTGGGGTTTTTAAGGTTTGGTGCGGCCATTAGAACAGCATCCCTGAAATAACGGTGTCAACACCACCAGAGCCGCC